CCTGTCAAGATATACATGGGAGCGGTAAATGAACGACCTCCAGCTTTAATGCCCGACATATGCTCATCCACCTTATTAATTACTTCCTCATACTTTTCCTTTTTTTCCTTCGGAGTAAAGGTATCCCAATCTTCATAGGTAGAAGTGAAATATTCTTCCGCAATAGAGATCAGAAATTTAACATGCAACTGATTTTCCTGTATTGCCTTGTTTACAGCGGGTACTGACTGAGCGATCAGTACCCATCCGTTTTTAACAACTGCAAGATAGTAAGGTTTAGGATAATAAATCTCATCATCCATGGTATAATGGATAGGGATAATAAACTTATAGATCTTCTTTCGCTTGCAATATTCCTTAATATCCTCAGCTGTATCCCAGAAACTAAAACAAGGAACCTTTAATGTATATTCATGGTTAGGCGCTTCCCAATCTGCATTTAAATACACATTTTCGATCCTTCCAGTATATTTATTCATTTCTTCGAACCGACAAAAAGGAGTTGCTTGTCTTTTCACACGATTGATTTTGGAAAAATCTTTGCTCACCACATACTCCGGAAAAGCAATCCAATGCACCTCCAAGTCATGGATGATATCAATATAAAATCGGTTGATATTATTAATTTTGTCAAATTCCTTAAACTCAGGAACTGAACGATAAGATTGAGTCTGTTTTTCTCCCTTTTCATTTTCTTTATACAGCGTCATTCCAGAACCAAAATGAGCCGTGGTACGAACCTGAAGAGCAGATCCTAGTACTCCGGTTTTCCTAATATCCCTTAGTATTCGTTGAGGATGATTATTATCTTCGCCCCACAAAACCGCTTTTCGCGTTGTGCCAAACTTGGAATTATCTACCTTTATGTTAGTCAGTTTTTCCTCTTTGGTAATAAAACCTGAAGCCGATTGTATATTGTAAATAGAATGGGAGCTTATATAGATTCCTTTTGAAATTTCTTTTATCATAACTAATACATCACTTTTTTACCGTTAAATTTAATAATATAAAGAATGTTGATTCTCTTAATATCTCCATTGGCTAGTTCAATATTCCGTGTACGATTTTCCCAATGGTTTTGGTTTCTTTTTTCCTTTTCCTCAAAATATCTTTTGTTTCCGGTTTTCCCTTTTTTGGCAGCAGACAATAGACAAGCCTCATTATATGCCTTGTATTTTCCCCCGGTTTTATTTTGCCGGGAAAATTCCCGGAGTTCCAAATCAAATCGCACCGGGTTTCCTTCCGTATCCTTGGAATGAATAATTTTTAGCACCTCTTTAAGAAAAATTTGATTTTCCATAATCCAAAGGTCAAAAACACAGCATTTAAAAAAAAGGACACAATTGATATGGCTATTTTTACAAGTGTTTTTCTCAAAAAAAAATAAGTAACAATTTGAAATGTAGTTATATAAACGTTGTTAATGCATCTTTTTTTCTCAAAATGTCGATTCGCAGGACGGCGGCACCTTAGTTGCATGTTCACTTTCCGTTTTTAGCAAAATCGAAATATGAGATAAAGAGTGTAAAAAAAATACGATATCCCCCATAAATACACTTTAAAGGCGTAAATTATATAAAAAAATTATGATTTTTTAAAGAATTCGCAATGATTTTTTACTAACAAGGTAGAGTCTAGCTAATAGGGAAAGCAAACGGAGTCCTGTTCCCATTCTTAACTAATAAATAGAACTGCCAGTAGATATTATAATCTAAAGTATCGGATAGGTGGGTGGCTTGTTCCTGCGGCAAGCTTCGGGATAGTTCAGATGTCTTGTCTTTTCCGAATTCAGAGTTCTCTTTAATCTTAGTCTCAGCATTTTCCATGGAAATACATAAGTTTTTACAGTTATCCTTATTAATCCGGATCCGGGGGAACCGGTGATCACGTTCAGCCAGTATCTCATTCAATACATCGTATTTATTCATATGGAGAGGGTTATTCGTTTTTGGGGTCTTATTGATAACTTTCCAACCATGGATACGTAGGTATTTCATTACTCTTTCTGCCATGGATTCTTTTGTTCCTTTTTCTTTTGCATACCCGGAGACATCATGATATAACTCCAAAACCTTCTCTTCATGATCTTTATAGTAATCAATAAATTCTGGAAGTAGATCTATCATATCATAAGGAGCTTTGTTGAAGAATTCCTTCAGAAACCGTACCTCATTAATAGACTTCAGGTATTGTGATACGGTCATAGAGTTAATTCGTTTACCAAAGTCCAGGTTCATTTGTACGCGGGCAGAACGCACTACATCCGTGTCCTGTCGGGATGTATAATGCTTTCTGGAATATTCATTACCTATATCTTCAAGATAATGGGTATCATATTTATTCCCATAATAATGGATATCCGGATTGAGTTTCGCATAGAATCCATCTTGCACAGCCGGAGGACGGATATTCAATATTTCAGCATCATAATGTAGCTTAGAAGGAGAATTGGCTTCCATCCTCCGGAACCACGACCTTTCCAGATTTTTAAAGTTAGCAAAGGCATTGGCTCTTAGAAAAGCATACTTATCAGGATTTTTTAATGCTTTCTTCTCCATGGAAGTAAACCACTTACCTTTCTTTGTTAAAGGAGTAGATGAAGCAAATATCTCTGCATTCTGCATGGGAGAATATTTGAATTCTGTTTTGTAGGATCGATTCGTGGTATGCACATTCAAATATAATCTTTCCTTATCTAATAAGGCTGCTTCATCTCCAATTACATAGTATGAGTTTATTCCACGTCCTGACGAATCTGCCATATCTAAAGATACCATCAATATAATATGTCCATTGCGAAAGTGGATTACATTCTTCCAGTTGGATGGAGCTTGAAAAGGAAGTTCAAATCCCATGGTAACCCCTGATCTCCCTATTACATAATCAAGGGATTCATATAGCCCGAAAGACGCTAAGCCTTCTTTAGTAGAAGGGAGGGTTCTGGAAAGAATTTGCATATAGGTATTACCTACCAATATTCCAGTAGCGCGTGGCATTTCGCGTACTGCTTTCATAATAAAGTAGGCCAATACAAAAGATTTTCCGGTTCCCCTACTGTACTCTAAAAATATATACTTTTTCTTGAATAACTCAATTTCAGATACTGCCTGCATCTGAGGAATATTCAGCTCAATTTTAATTTCTCCGGCCTTAGTTCTAGGGCGAGATTTATTAGTCATCATCACTATCTTCTTTCTTTTCTTCTTCGAATTCGATATCTTCTATCTTCATATTCATATCCACTACTCCTTTAGCGGACTTTTTCTTCATATACGCATAAAAATCCCGGGATATAGAAATACGATATTTGTTTGCTTTAATTTTATCAGGATCCACATCTATATCAGATTTAGAGAAATCAAATAAGGCAGCATAAGAATCCATGGTTTTTTTAGCAGCCTCCCAGTTTCTGTCACGTAGCTGCATTTGATATATAAACCAATATTGCTCAGCAACTACTAATTTTTCAGCTTTTCTATCGATTTCATCCAACTCTCCAAATAATAATATACTTTTGGAATAGTATCGGTATGCCGTTGCACGGCTTACGCCATATTCGCTCATGAACTTTTCAATCGCTTGTTGTTTATCAAATTTATTTTTTAACCGGAGACTGAAGATATACCGGAGCTGCTCCAGTAATTTTTCTTCAGATTCTGTTAACTTAACGCTATCATCAATATAGGCTGCTTTTATCTTTTGTAGGGTGGAGTCTTGGTTAAATTTAACTATCAGATCCTTCATATTGCAAAAATGGAAAGTGAGTGGTTTATTTAAAAGGACACTATTTTGTGTAAGATCTCACCTTATATCAGGAAAGAAGTCCGCTTGGGTAAAGTTTATTAGAATATCCCGTTTTTCTGATTTTCTTTTTTCCAGTCAATTTTATATTTATTAATGGTTACCGGTAATTTACCTTCCTTTTTGTCAATATTCCAAATATTTAAAATTTCTTTATTTGTATATCCTTTAGTACTTAAATATTCGTAATCTTCCTGAGTAAATTGTGAATGTTTTTTTAAATAGTTAGGTATCATAATTTGTTGTTTATCAATTATTTATACATCTAAGTACGACAATTAATCTTACATATGCAAGTTATAAATCGTTTATTTTTAATAAATTACGATATTGTTTTTAAAGTATAGGATAACCATACTAAGCAAAGAAATCCTTCTTTATTTTCTTACCATTACGTTTGATTTCATACTCCAGAGAATTATCTTCCATGTATTTGATCCACCGTATAATAGCTACATCTACATATGCTGGATCTAATTCTATTCCTCTACAATTTCTCCAGCTCTGCTCACAAGCTATCAAAGTGGTTCCGGATCCTAAAAAAGGATCCCCTATCAGTTCATTTTGCCGTGATGAATTTTTAATAAGATAAACAAACATAGTAACAGGCTTCATGGTAGGATGCTTCTCATTTCTTTGAGGTTTTTCAAAATTCAGTATGGTTGTTTGCTTGCGGTCGGAATACCATGCATGAGGAGCTCCTTCCTTCCATCCGTATAAGCAGGGCTCGTGCTGCCAATGGTAATCCTGCCTCCCTAATACGAAGGTATTTTTTACCCATATTATACATTCGGAGAGCTTGAAGCCTGATTCACGGAAGGCAATACGGAATTTTTCCCCTTCTGTGTCCGCGTGAAAAACATAGATAGATCCTCCTTCTGTAGTGTTTTGAAAGGTTTCCCTATAAAAACGAAAGAGAAAATCATAGAAAGAAGAAGCATCCATCTGATCATTTTTTATTTTTAGTTTTTTTTTC